GGATACTTCAACCATTTCGGTATCACTTGACTACAGTCGCCAAGATCTTCACCAATACGCACTGCGCCTACGCAGAAAATGAATGCTGATTAAAGATTTGGGATATATTTTCAGAGTCTCCATAAAAACTGAATGATTACTCTCTCGAAGGCCGCCAAGCCCGAAAGACCATAAACAAAACAGATGGACAACTCCCCATTTCTTTCAACACACAAATTCAACATGCGGACGCACATAGGTATCATGTTGACGGGGAAAAAACAAAACCGACAACAACCAAACATGCAATTACTACTTAAAACTCACAGGATCAAAAGACTACTGACATAGCCGATGAAACTGCAAGTTTCTTTCGATACAATCTAAAATAATGAAACTCAATAAATCAAATTTACTCGCCTTAGCACACTCGTCACGGTGTGAGGAGTAGTCTTTCAACTCCCGGTTACTGGAAAAGCAATCACCAAAACCACACAAATACACAACAGCACTACATGCTAATCAACGTTGTTTATAAACAACAACAGCTTGAGATTTCGCCTTAGTTTTCTTTTTCTTCTTCTTAGGCTTATTCATCACAGTAGACACTTCCTCGATCTTCACAGTTGAATTTCGAGGACGCCCGGGCAAAATAGCTCGGGACCGCGGTGCTGACTGGACTACCACTCGTGGTTGACTAGCAGCAGATCCTGCAGAAGGAGGAGCGTCGAATGAATCTGAAATCATCTTCGCACCCCTAATGCCTGTTGCAATACCCTGTGCAAGAGGATGGGGAATGAGTGAGGCTATTGGAGCGATGTAATCCGAAGCTACATTGATAACGCTCTTAAACCAATCACCCAAACCATTCTCCGCAACTGGTACACCAACCGGAAGAAACCGCAAAGCGATGGAGTAAAACTCCAAGGCCTTCGGATCATGTGCCGGACTGGCATGTGCGAGGACAATAAGATCATTGTCCTCTTGGCTAGGAAATCGCTCAACGTAAACATTCCAATTCAATGTCAACGTTGAAGCAAGTGACAGACCTGTAAAAATGCAACCACTCTGGTCAAATTGAGTCCAGAATGTGGGCTCAACATGAGCCATAAATGCAATAGGACTGGTACCGTTCGTTACTGCGGTAACAGCAAAATGATCTGTTACTTGTGTTGTGTCATCTGCATTGGTCGTGTAGATGAGCGGCTGAATATAATTTGCTCCCTGAATAGGAAGTTGGTCAGTATTCAATGCGCACACCTGGTAAGAACCTTCCGAAGCTGCCCATTGTCTGCTTCCGGGAAGCAACAAGGATTGAGCTAAGGTCACAGGCGGACAAGGCATAGACACAAAAGAAGCAGCGCCAACAGCATTCACATTTAGTGTGGCTGAGTTTACAATTCCGTAGGTGCTATTAAAAGCATTCATGGGCATGGGATTACGATATACTGTAACCAAACCCTGCGCATTAATCGCAGCGGTTGTATTAGTAATCTCGAAACCAGAGCCCACGACACGCGCGGCACCACGGTAATATGTACTCGGCAACACCATTGAAGAGTTGACCTGATTAGTGGCCGTTCCAGCAATAACATAATTAGTACCGGTAGGGACTTTCATAATGTAGAGGCCTCCAACAACACTGGTGGCATCCGCATTCTGCTGAAGTAAATTAGTCGAGGCGGCAGGAAAAGACGTACTATTCGCCTGAATCGAGCTAAACCACGGCAATTGTGCAACATGCAAATCCCATGTACCGGTTGTTATGCCGGGGGGGGCGGCAATCGTGACTGACTGCTTAACACATTGGACGACACTTGCTGACATGCAGGTGTCGGGATAACCGTTGCAGCAGATCTGGTTATCATGGAAGGGGTCGAGGCTGGCCTTAAGCCACTCTTTGCCATCGTCAGAGAGTCCAATTTGCTCTCCGATCCTTTGGAGCATACGCTCACTACGCTGGACTGACATTCTACTTTCAACCACAAGCAACTACACCAACTCACTTTGGGAACAATCTGAACCTACAAAGCTAAAGCACTACTTAGTATGCGTAAAATTTTAAAACAGCCCTCGGTATGCTTTACACTCATTGCACACTGTTCAAAACCGATGTAAAGTCGGTGCAGTTGGGAATCCGTCATCCAAACTGCTTTTATCTCATCATAAGTAATAACCTGATTGGTTGTGGTTGGCACGCGCAAGGAACCCGCCAATTCATCTTGGTAATTTTGCCAAACAAACTCTATGTAACTAGCGATTTTCTCGCGACATGAAACATTGGCCCATGAGTCAATACGCAAAGCGTAAGCCCTCAAAAGACTCCAACGAACATCGTGAGAACTGCTCCCATACAAGAGGCTGTCGAGCACCCTGCTTTCATCAGGGCACGGTAAATAATAATCTGTCTTCTCGTCTTTCACCCAACGATTAGAAAGAAAATCTAAATGCTCGACGGGTCTGGCCTCCCAACATTCAGTGTCTGTTTCAACACCAATGGAGGACCATACTCGAGCTATGTTGACTGCGTTGAACCATCCTGCAACGGATTCACTAACTGCAAGTGTGTTATCATCACCACACAACAAAGCAGAAACATTAGCCATCATGACAGTATAAGATATGTCTTCATCTCGATGATCGGCTCTCTCCAACCACAATACTATCCAAGCATAACAAGTAAGTCGAAATAACGCTAACGTATTATCAACTATTGTGTTACCTTGGCCAGACGGGTTGCCCGTATTCTTGACAATTACGTCACCTGAATCACCAACCATTAGAGAATGAATAATATCAATATATAAATTGCGCATCCGAATAGTGTTTTCTTCTGTGCGTGCTTCTCTAGCTAAACATGAGATACGAAACTCACATATTTCAGCTAACATCCTAGCAAACACTGAGCAATCATAAGTCTTCTCATCAAGAGTCCACCCATTCTTATGCGCACGCAATTTGTTCATAGCACGATTAAAACCTAACCGAAACTTAGAACATCCAACAAAACTCCAAGTTCGCAAATGACTGCGATAAAACTTTTCGTTCATATGGAAACACAGCCGTGAGTTGGCTATGCTATGGACAACAGATGAGGCGGTAAAAGTGCGAAGTTTGTTAGCTGCAAGTTTTTCAACTGCACGCAATTCATACTTAACGCTCAACTGCCAAAAGATCGGAGCAGGCTCACTAGTAGCCAATCTCTCCCAATACTCACCTAACATCGGCTGTCCCTCAGGGTCATCAAAGAAAGCTCCTTTATCCTTCCAATGCAAGTTAAATGGATAACCTGGACTAGGACCTCTTTCAGCTTCTTTTACTGCATCAAACTCACTCAAAACTGACGAGCCACTCATATGTGGAGCAAAATGACGAGCTGTCCACTCACCACTCAACTTCCAGGGATTCTCAGCCAACACTGGTTGAGGCCTCTCATATTTGCAACCCGACAGATATCCGGCTTCAATGTTGGGAACACACATCCTGAACTTATTCTCCCATTTCGCACCACTTTCTGCCTTCCATTTTACAACACTAGGAGATTCCAAACGCCTATCTTTGAACATAGGAAATCTGGGCACTCGACCTCCATACACACACACACCAGCACGAAAATATCTATCATACATAACACTAGGACGCACGCCGGTGTTAACTCCACTAAAACGCGGAACACGAGCGGCCCAAAAAACCGACGCGAGGCTGACTCGCTCGGCGGGCGCTAACAGTTTAAAGGGTCATCGATTCTACCCTGCAATAGCAATAACACTGCTGCAGTGATTGGAACGAAACCATTGACTGGCCCTCCTGAGGCATGAAACCCGAGAAGTTCTGTGTTTGAAGACCACAGCCCAGCACCACAAAACCCTAGTTTAGATGGTGCAGTATGTCCTCTCGGTACCATGCCTGACTCATTTGTTATGTGCCCAACTGAGGTTTCCATACCTGGCAGACGGGACAATATAAGAATACTCTCACCTGGTTGAGGAGTACGAAGCACCACACGTGTGGCTGTCTCTCCATCTTTGAGTGGTTCTAACTTGACCCCCAAGGGGCCAGAATGGCGAAAGACTAGGTCATTCTCTAACTTTGTCCAGCCATCTTTAGGGACAGGAAACTCAACACCATCACCGCGCACAAGGATTCCTCCAAGAGGACCCAGGGCTTCAATGGAATGAGCATTCGTGACCACAGACGAGTGAAAAACAGAAGCATTTGAAATCTTAGCTCTGTTAACACTATTTAATAAAGTAAACGTGGTGCGCATTATTTTCTCCATGCAGCGCGTGCTCCCACCATTCAAGGACTCATGCACACTAAGTGCAGTCACTTTTATGGGAGCCTTAGGCATAACTACTTTCGGAGTTCTCTTAATGGCCATATGACACGTAGACTTTGAACATAAACCTGTGCTCCGAATCCATTTGGAACCACAAGCTTGACACAACCCGCGCTTAACACGAGTTTCGCGACACTCCCTACAATCGGAATTGGATCCAGAATTGTTTTTGCATGTGACGCATTTGTGAGGGCTCACGACTGGCGTTGAGTATGTTTTCTGTGTGGCTGCTGATTTAACAACAGACTTAGCACGCTCCGCTGGGCGAGACAAAACCTTATCGGCAAGTTTCTCTCCAGCTTTTACAGCGTAACGGCCTCCCATAGGTCCCACTACATACTTACAATCGTCATCACCATCTGATCCATCCTCAACCAGTACGTTAAACATGTTACTACTCTCTAAAATCCTATCACGCTGATCAGGATGAGATCTGATAAAGTGGTCTTCAACTTCAGACACACCCATACCTATCTCATGATCGCTATTATCATCACCATCTGAATCTGACACTAACTGGAGCACATCCATGTCAGTATCATGCGCAGCGGCGTTGCGTATGATATCAGTAGATTTTTGGTCCTTACTGCCACCACCGCTAAAAACAATGCCGTTAAACTTTCTCGCTTTTTTCCTAGCAGTACTCGTACGCTCAGGACAATTTTGTGCAAAGCACACAACCTTCTTCTTGTCAACATCAGTAAGAACAGGAGCGATCAAAGGAACGCTCTTGACTCCCTCAACATCTAAAGGTTCTTGGCAGCCCAACCCATCAGTTTCCAAATTAAAATGGCACTCTGAATGAGTTGAGACTGACATTCCTGTTTTCAAGCTAACGACACTCAACACTTGAGTTCCCAACTTCTGCAAGCGCGACTTGTTACGCCACGCTAAACCAGCTGCAAGGACACCCATAAAAATCACAACCAAAAGACACATGAGAGGCCCCTTAATACTATGCTGTTGAGCAAGAATAAGAACCTTCTTCTGTTCATGTTCCTTAGGGTTTGCGGTAGGCATAGTGTCCCAAGTTTGTGACAACTTGAGCCAAGCAGGAGTCCATGTAGCCTTATCAGCATTCATCCTCTCCAACTCACGATACTCTGCCGTTTTGGGAGGACCATTGAGCACACAACTACTATTTGGGGGGGTCGACTTCTCATCATCACCAGGCAAATCAGACGTTAAATTATCATCTTCGTCATCACTACCAGCGTGTGGAATCATTTGAGGTTTATTTTGCATCGTAACAGAACGTTCCACTATTTGATTCACTTCAACAACTGCAGCTTGCAAGGACTCCTGGACAAAGTCAACAGGAATCACTTCAGCCTTAGCGAGCCCAAAGAGCTCATGCAAAAATGTAACAGCAATAAACGTCGTATAAGCCAGCGAAATTAAATTCTTCACCTGATTAAACACCTTAAGCGCACTCTGACGTCCCTCAGAAACAGCGATAGTAACCACTGCCACAAGAGTCAAAGCTTCCAAGGCACCCTTGAACCACTTATCCTCCTCTGTGTATGCTTCAGGATCAGTACGCTTCTTAGTAGCCCACACATAAACCACCCTAATAAAGTATGTGCACACAACAATCCAAGCCATGCCTTCAACAAAGCCAATGGGTCCAACGACCTCAAAAAACTTCTTGCAGACGTTATCCCAAGTACTCACAAGCGTGTCAGCGCTCTTCGATAAGTACAGGGACCTAACATTTTTAACGACATATAACATGCAATGGCTAATGCACGATAATACACCGGCGTACGTTCTTATAGCCAAAGAACGTGTTCGCTGCCAAAATTGGCATAACCAGGTTGAAAGATGCTGCGCTATGACTAGCGTTGCAAATTGGATGCCTGTACACACTATTAAAAGTGTCATCCCAATAAAATCTACGCAATTCCTCACAATAAAGAACATCACCAAAGGCGAAGTCAATCTAATTTGTG